ATCCCTCTCGGAGATTATTCAGGAGGCAATGGCGGAGACACCACCAGAACAAGTAGAGGCTTCGAAAGCTCCACAACCACAAACTCCAGCAGAGAATGTTGATGAGATTGAACTCCCAGAGTTTCTCAAGGCAAACAGGGCTCCACAGCCTCCTACACCCGAACAACCAGCAGAGCCACCTGCACCATCGCAGGAAGACACTGAACCTCAGCTAAGCGAAGAGGAGGTGAAGCGTTTTGAGGCAGAACGCAAGCTGGAGGAGTACTACGCCTCCCTCCCGGAGGATAAGCGTGAAGAAGCAAGGAGGTATAATAATATGGACAAGAGGGAGCAGTACGAGGCTTATATGTCTAAGGTGTCCATGGTACAGCAAGGACTAGGTCTGAAGCTAAACGCCCCCCTTCCTCGACTACAAGACTTCAAGGCTACACACAACCAATTCTTGGAGGATGAGCTTGTATAGGATGGCTAGTGATTAACCACCACTTCTCTTCGTCCACTATATACGACAAGCACAGCTATATGCAGGAAGAAGAGAAGAGCGGTGAACGCATTATTAACCTCACCGAGAAGAGAGGTGGAGTAAACCCAGTCTTTGACAGCTCCTATAACAACGGAGCAGAATGTATCAAGTCGCAGTCTAGGGTAAAACCTAAGCTAGAGCCAGCGGTCTCCGATTGGTATCAGGACGCAACGACGACAGATATAGTAGAGACATTAGAGAAGAGGGCTCTTGCAGTAGCTATCCGAGAGATATACGAACACAGCCCTTGGTTTGAGCAAGACCAGAAAGAGGAGGAGTACCTCATCCGTATGGTCTTCAACAACAAAAACTCCACTAGACCTTTCAGGGAGATGTTTGATTATTTCAACACAAGACTCTCCAACTCTATTCATGGCTATACCATATACGATATTGTTTTAGGGTTTGGGTCGTTCTTCGACATAGAGTTTGAGAGGCTGTGTAACGAAGTGCTCACGATACAAGAGCGAAGTGCGCTTGTGACGGAGATTTATCAAATGGGACTTAGGCTAGAAGATGAGCATGACCAAGAGTTCTCTATATATGATGTCTTCTAGGTTAGGTCTGGAGAATTTCGTATATTTGTAATAAACTATGGGTAAGCTACTAGATGCCTTTGAAGAGTGGCTAGAGTCACATACAGAGGAAGAGTTCTCAACTATCTGGGAGGATACCTACGAGAAAGTATCGGATGCTCTAGAAGACTCCCATAATCTAACAAATGAATAAATGGCAGGAAAGAAAGGCAAGGCTGTTGACAAGCTCATCCTGATTAGTGACATACACTTCGGTGTGAGGAACGACAGTGCAGAGTGGCTTGATAACATAGCATCCTATTTTAACAACTTCTTCATCCCCCTTGTGGAGAGCAAGAAGAAAGAGAAGGTGGCTGTTTGTGTGCTGGGTGATTTGTTCGACAACAGGCAGTCGGTGAACATCGGCACAATGAACATCGCCTATTCCATCATCAGTAGGATTGCGGAGCTAGCTCCCGTATATATCATGGCAGGCAACCACGATATGTTCAGGAGGAACGACAGCTCTCTCAATTCCCTTGTTGTGGTTCAGGGAATTCCTAATGTCACAATCGTAGACAAAGAGGAGGAAATAACCTTCACAACCTCGGACGGGACGGAGACGAGTGTTCTGTTTATTCCTTACACGGGGATATATTCAAAAGAAACGAAGTCAATCGTCTCTTCGGATGCGGATTACATCTTCCTCCATACAGAGGTTGTGGGGGCAATCTTTGACTCTGGTAGACCAATTAAGGATGGGGCGATGCCAACCGCCACGAAAGCTAAGAGGATTTTCTCTGGGCATATCCATAAGAGGCAGGAGATGGATAAGTTCATCTATATAGGGAGTCCATACCATCTGAGACGTTCAGACATGCTAGACGAGAAGGGAATATACACCCTTACCATAGCAACAGACCATCTGGAGTTTACCCCCAACCTATATTCCCCCATCTACCAAGGGATAGGTCTCGACGGACTCCTCCTGATGACCCTCTCCGAGTTCAAGACGTACATAGCTAACAACTACACGGATGTAATCATCCCCAAGAGCGTAGCTGGAAGCATAGAGCCCTATGAACTCCTTAGCCTCTTGGATAGGTATACGTACAAGGATATTCATATCTCCGTGGAGAAGATTGACAAGGCTCTTACCGTAGAGGTGTCAGGGGATGCTATGCCCATCTCATCCCTAGAGGAGGTGAGCTATAAGTACATCGAAGAGCTAGATGCCACTAGGGAGGATAAGGATAAGCTCATGGAAATGCTAAGGGCATATATGGACTTGGCGAAAGAGAAAGTAAGCGATGTCTAACCTTTAAGATTTTGTAAATGGCTAAGCCTAATAAAAGCCTTCTAACGCTAGAAGAGGTGGAGAAGTTCGATAAGATACCGTACCCTCTGGATAGAAGGGAGGCGATATACAGACGTACATTACTATAAAAACAGCGATGGCTAGGAAGTTTAACTCTCCTAGCCATCTTTGTTTCTTAGTATATCGTCCAAGTCTCGATAGACTCCTCGTCCCATACATCATATGGCAGGAGGTGGTAGCCCATCGTCCCATAGGTTGTCCCCCAAGAGTTGCGTAGCAGGAGCACCCTATCCCTGTCGTTGTACCCGACAATCGTCACGGCATGCCCACCGTACTTACCGTCACCTCTCCAGAAGTCATCCCCCACCATAGACCTAACAAACAACCCTGTAAGCACAGGACCATTCATCACGATAGCGTTCTTCAGGTCTTTGAGCTCGGTGACCAGCCCATACCCTGAAATCTGATACCTAGTTCCAAGAGAGGTTATATTCACCCCTTTAGTCCTGATATATTCCAAAGCAACCTTTGGGCTCATCCCAATATCCTTAGACCTATCCTTCCTCTGGTTGTAAATCTCTATCTCCTCAATCCCGTAGTCTACCCCTACGGTCTTCCTCTCGGTGTTGAGGAGGTAGTTCACCATAGCAGAGCAGGAGTGCGCTACGCAGTGCTGGGTGCTCCCTTGGTTCTCTACGGGAGGCATCACCTTCTGGCAGGAGAAGGAAGTGGGGAGGCCCTCACTCCCCATCACAAACCTCGGGGTGTCCCTAGTGATGTCGGAAGGCTGGTATCCCCCTAGAAGTCGTTCGTTCATAAGCTATATGCTAGTAAGCTATTTTCTTGTGTAGTCGGTAATCCTTCTCGGGAGTCTCTGTAATCCTATACAGGTGGATAGTGTCACCCTTAGGGATTACATATGAGTACTGCTTCAGCTCCTCTCCGTTGTGGGCCTTCTCGTAGACAGAGGCTGTCCAATGGGACACACAGGGGATGTTCTCGTTCCTTAGGTATTTGTTCAGGTCTCCACGCCTCACTAAGCTATCTTTCAGAACCACCTCGATATGCTCCTGCCTAGACGAGCCTAGCTCTATGGTCTGTTCAATCTTCTTTTGGTTGCAACTAGAGAATATAGAAAGAGCTATGATGGAGCTAAGAAATACCTTTTTGATTTGTCTATTCAAAATGCTATACGTACTTTTGTAATGAATTTAGGCTTGTCCACCCCTGTAAGAAACAGCAATGACAATAGGCGAAAACACCCTAGAGAAGGTCAGTGATATTCTCCTGAAGACATTCCCCTCCTCCGAACCTAAGCAACGGATAAAGGTGAGTGACTCTCAGGTTAACTTCGCCTGCCCCCTCTGTGGAGACTCACGGAAGAACCCGCACAAGAAGAGAGGGGCTATCATCCTCCACGGGGAACATGAAGGGATGTACAAATGCCATAACTGCGGTAGGTATATGTCCCTAGAGCAGTTCCTGATAGAGGCATCAAGCGTAGAGGAGGTGTACTTAGATACCGACCTCACCGCAGAGCTGAGGTCCATCCCTAAGAAAAGGAAGACCAGCAAGGAGGATCAAAAGAAGGTTGGGAATATAATCGGAGCTTTACTCTCCGAGGATATAGCCACCTCCTACTGCTTCCACAGGGGAGAGGTTGCCTCTTGGCTGGGGTTTGATGAGATTGCCAGTTCCCCTATGCATGTCCAGCTCTACCTCAACGAGCGGATGCAAGGGAAGCTAGAGAACTTCTTGTATTGTAAGTGGATGGATGCTATCGTCCTGCTTAACCAAACCCCATCTGGGTATGTTCTTGGATTGCAGTATAGGTTCCTAAACCCTATGAAGGGGCAGGCAAAATATCGGAGCATGGGCTACGAGGAACTGAGGAAGAAGATGACCGACGGGAGGGATTGTGTGCAACTTGTCCCAGAGCATGTCCTAGCGACCCTTAAAGAGCTGTCTATGTTCTTTGGGATTGCAAGGGTGAATAGTGGGGAGCAAGTCACCATTACAGAGGGGGCGTTTGACTCCCTCCTCCTCCCCAATGCTGTGGCAACCAGTGGTGCAGGGAGGACTCCACCTAAGGTGTTTAAATACAGGTTTATGTACGACGACGATAGCACAGGGAGGGCTAAGGCTGTGAAGGCTCTATCCCGAGGGGAGAGTGTGTTCCTCTGGAGACTCTTCAAGAAGGATTTCTCCTTACCCAACAGGTCCAAGTGGGACTTCAATGATGCCCTCTGCTATCTCGTAAAGAAAGGGGTAGCTACCTTAGACCTAGATAAGTATTTTGGAAACAACAAATTTGATATAATCAATGTCTAACGAAGACCAGATAAACAAACTCCTAGAAGAGAGAGCAAGACTCTCCTCTGAGGAGTACTCCACGAAGCTACTCATGAATGCCATCACAGGGGTGTTAGGAAGCTCCTCTTCCGAGTTGTACAACCCAGACCTATATGAGGCAATCACGATGCAGGGGAGGCAGATGACACGCATAGCCTCCCTGCTTATCACGAACTACTTCATGGGTGCTTTCCAGCAAGACGAGGAGCTACACAGGAAGCTAGGGGTGAGCACAGAGAGGGCTAAGCACTTAAACCTATATGAGTTAGACCTACCCAAGGATGCCAGTGGGAAACCTACCCTAGAGATATATTCCAACACCGATTCAGTGTCTGGGGATACGATGGTATACCTCTACGAGAACAAAACTCAACCCAAGGAGCTCCTTATAGAAGAGCTATGGAACATCCTAAGGGCAAGTGCTAAGGACGGGAATATCTACCAAGACGGAGATAAGGAGTACATCTTCATCGGGAATAAGTTCGTCACCACACCTGCCTTCAAAGAGGAGAAGCTCACCTACGACCAAATCTCTTATCTGTATAGGCACAAGGTGACCAAAGAGATGTTTTCTATTAGAGCGAAAGACGGGACAGAGGTCAAGGTGACAGCTGACCATTCCATCTTTGTATATCGGGATGACGAGGTGATACAGGTCTCCCCTCAAGACATAAAGAAAGGCGACAAGCTCATCAAACTAAGGAAATAGCAAATCCCCCTACAAATTATTCTTGTAGGGGGATTTTTTTGTTATATCTTGGGAAGGTCGATGGAGTATCTTGACTCTACTTTAGAAGAGGTTGCTATCACCGATATATTCGGGAAGCAGCGTCTTATACCCTCCGTCATCTTAAGACCATCACCATTCGACGAGAGGTCTATGGAGTCTATGAACACAAATCCTGACACACTCTTCATCGCCTCTTCTATCATACCCTCGTCGCTAAACGTAGAAGCTACCCTGAGGCAGAGGTCAAACACTATCCTTTCTAACCTAACGTAGTCCTCATTCTTGTACAGGAGAGAGTCTATGAGTTTAGAACGGAAGTAGTCTATGAGCTCCTCGGTTGTTCCAAACAGGCAACCTCCGAATGTAAGAACCTTCACCATCATCCTCCTTGCCAGTTCTATGCTCCTAAGAGCACTCTGAGCATACCCACCTGTTTTATTCGTATACACCAAGGCAAGAAGGGCGTCGATGCTAGGACCACCTGCGCTCAATGGCTCTGTATAGATGTACTTTGTCGAACCTATATGCTCTTTGTTGAATAATGGTTTTCTCGGGTTCTGTGGATATAGTGCTATGATGGGAGCATCTAGGCAATCAGCTGGGTTCAAAGAGTTTTGGTTACACCATCCAACCATCCCAGCAAGTTGCAGTATGGCGTTGCCATTGATTTCTGAATCGCTACGGAGGATACTACGATTCAATATAGGCAGTATAACCTCACTGAAGGCTACTCTTCTTGGAAGAGACGTAAAATGAATTTCTATATACGGGTCCAGAAACTCCCTTTTAAGGGAATTGGCTCGTTTCATTTCATACCTTTCCTCGCCTTCCACAAGTGGACTTTTATCTATGTACATAAAGCACTTGGAGAAGACAACACGCATCACATTCATTATTGCCTCTCTCTCTTTGGTTCCACCCTCTAGGTAGAGTATCCCTTTATCAACTTCTAGGGCTAGGTCCTTAAACCCCTCGTAGTTGTGTACTCTGATAAAATCCATATCTTGTTTTTTGTTTAGTTTACGATATGCAAATATACAAATTTCTCCTATATTTTGCTGTTTTAATTTTCTTCCTTATCTTTGCATAAGAAACAAACAACAAGCAAAAGCGAAACAATCATAATCACAATCAAACATAACAAACGAACATGAACTTCTATCAAGCAAAGGTGTCCTACGAAAGGCAGACAGATAACGCTATCTCTAAGGTGAACGAGACCTACCTCGTATCCGCAGACAGCTTCACAGAGGCAGAGACCAAGCTCGTCAAGGAGCTACGTCCTCTCGCCATCACCACGAACGAAATCATTGACGTGAAGAGCCTCACCTTCCTAAACATCAAGGACTTCATCAGGAACGAAGAGAGCTACGCAGACCCCATATACGCCAAGGTGAAGGTGGCCTTCCAAGAGGTGGATATGAAGAGCGGGACAGCGAAGAGTAAGCCATGCACCATCATCGTGGTGGTGGAAGACCTCAAGGAGGTGTTTGCTGTCGTCGAGGAAACCTTCAAGGGGAGCAACCTCCAGATTCTCTCCGTTACTGATATGTTGGTCATAGACATGTTCTAGCTATGGCACGTAAGAAGCTCATCTACTCCGAGGAGTTTTGTGACTATATAAACACTATGCCTAGGAGTTATCGGGAACGCTCTCATATGGACGAATATGAGATGATGTATATCGGACATATACTGAGCGTATGTATTAGTCAGGTCAAGAGGAAAGAGTTCTCTAAACTCTACCCTGAGTTCAAAGTCCCGAAGAAACAGGTTAAGGAGGGCTTCTCCCATAACAGCTCTATTTGGTATGGTATGCATATCCTCCTCTTCGCACAGCACAACCTAGCGAGCGCATACCTGCATATAGCCTGTATGTTAGCAGAGGAAAAGCTACCACCATACCCCCTAGAGCTACCAAAGGAAGAGAGAGAAGAGCTCCTCAACAAAACAGAGCCAGAACTCCTATACGAAGCCTTTAGGCAATTGGTCACTCCAGACGGCAAGGTGGAGGAAGCTCCCTACAGAAAGGCTCTGTCTCTGATTGAGCTGGTCTTTGAGAAGATAGGTCATGACATCAACGTGCACGTCACAGGGTGCATGGCATTCGCAAGGCGAGGATACAGCATGATGCCTCACTTTTAGCTATGTATAATTAAATAGGGAAGGACAAAAACCTTCCCTTTTTTTCTTTCATGACAAAGCAGGACCTCATCAAGATAATCCAATACGACCTAACGGCGTACGGAAACCTCCCCGTCTCTCTAGACGACGAAGACATCTCTAAGATGATTGACATAGAAATGGATATGCTCTACCGCATATACAACGAGCTGATAGAGAACCAATACGCTATCATTAGCCGTGACCATTTCTATACAGAGGAGTTCACCTCTGGTAGGCAAATCAAATTCCCAGACTGCGTGATTGGCATCAAGCAGTTCAGGGAGATAAGCCAGTTTCATAGTGCGATGGGGATGTATGGCTATGGGGATATGCTAGTGGGTGGAACATACGCAGGTGGGATGTACCTCTCCCCTTGGTCCACGGATGGGGTTACGTATCGTATGACGAGACTCTCCACCTTTGACCTGTTCAGGCAACTACACACCACAGCTATACAGTTCACCTTCTCTCAGGCTACACACACCATCGCTGTGACAGGGAGAACCCCTAGGAGGGATGTGCTTGTCGAGGCGATTTGTTGCATCCCTCTTGCAGACGCCTACTCCGACCCCTATGTGAGAAAGTACCTATGTGCAAAGGCGAAGATTCAGCTAGCCCGTATAATAGGTTTGTACAACGCACAGCTAGTGGGTGGTGTGTCTATCAACGTAGCGATGATTAACGAAGATGCTAAGCAGGATATAACAGACTGCGAGACCTACTTCAAGGAAATCAACACCCCTAGCTTCTTTGTTATGTTTTAAGATAGGTATATGGCTAGGAGATTAAAAGACCAGGTAGGGGAGCTTGCAAGCATCATAGAGAACCAGAGGGCAGGGGATGTGGCTGTGGATAGTGCATCCTCCATCAACGAGCTAGAGCCCGAGGAGCCCTTGTTCGTCATTGACCACAGGAACATGAAAGAGGTCTGTGCAAGGAAAGCACGGGCAACCATCGAAAGGATTGTGAACCACGTCATGAGTGAGGAGGACGCCAGCTCTCTGTACGTGAAGCAGAAGATGGAGATGGATATTGACTCGCTCACCAACCTATTCGTTAGGAAAGCTCAGAATGATGTGGTCATTGAGGCTATCCTAAACAAGATGGGGACAGACGGCGTTCCCCCTAGACTCTCCGAGGTGCTTATCCAGTACAACAAAATAGACACAGACCTCAACAAACAAATCCTAGAGTCCGAAGCGGTATATAGGGCTACATATACCCAGCTGAAGTTTGAAGTCCAGCAGAGGAGGTATGAGGGGTCACACCTAGAACTATCCTCTGGGGATGGTGCCAAGCCAAGGTTCAACTCAGATAGGATTAGCCTAGGGACAAAGGATATGATTAAGGAGAGGCTCAAAAAGAAGAAAGAGCTTATCCGAGGAAATGTAGAAGATGCGGTAGTAATCGAAGATGAAAATAATTCGAAATAACATCATCCCTTTCAAAGGGTTCCTAGCCATCAACCTCTTTGGGGTGTTGTTCGTCAGGAAGGACGGGAAGGTGGATGAAGTCACCATCAACCACGAGAGTATACACACAGAGCAGATGAAGGAGCTAGGCTACATCTTCTTCTACCTGCTATATCTGGTCGAGTATCTGGTTAGGCTAGCAATAAATAGAGATGCAAACAAAGCATACCGAGCCATTTCCTTTGAGCAGGAAGCCTACGAAAATGAGCACAACCTCAGCTATTTGAAGAGTAGGAAGCACTATTACTGGCTCGGTTACATCATATAAAATCTAGTACAAGACAACCACAAAGAAGAACCCCTAGGCTCTTAACTGAGTCTAGGGGTTGTTTTGTTTTAGGCTTGTTCGATAATCAAGAACTGAGTCTTGTTTTTCTTCTTGCTTAGGATGTCGTTCAAGACTTTGTAGAACAGCTTGCTCTCCCATGGCCCGCTCGTGATAATCATCACGATTTCGTTTGCCTTGTCAGGCAGGCTTGCAAGGACGTGTATGTGGAATAGCCTCTTCCAATCTATATCGACGAAGTCTATTGGTATTACCTCCCCATTCGCCTCAAGCCAATACTCTCCATTCTGGAGTTTGATGGTGACCTTCCCGTGGGATAGCTCCTCCAAGTATTGATTAAACTGGGATGTAATCTCTTCGCTTACTTTTGGAATAGCCTTGCTTGGATATTCTGTCCTAGGGACGATATTCTCCGCTGGAGCCTCGTGTATGGGGAATGACCCTGGGTCATTGCTCTTGCTCAAAAACATATGACCTCCAATGCTCTCTGGCATCTGCATCGTCTCCAGAGTATATTCGCCACAAACGCTGTCCTTGACGTGGTATGATACCGTATCTTCTTCTGTCTTCTCTTTGGGTCCGATGAGATATTCCCTATTGTTGTCATGGATGGCGAATCCATCCTTCCCTATGACGTGCCTAATAGGGTCTTTAGCCTTTGTCGCTGTCCAAATCCTTGATAGGTATGCTAGATGAGCCTCAAAGAAGCATGGGTCAAGCATGAGACTGATTGCCCCTGCAAGCCTATAAGGCTCTTCGGATTGTAGGATAGAAACCTCTTGTAGGTTTTCATACTTGTCACTCTTGTAGCCCCAGTCACACTGGGTGAAGGATAGTTCTGTAATCATATCTGTGATGAATTTTAAGTTGTCCACAAAGGTAAGAAGAAATATCAAAACGGAAAAATTTTCCCACAAATTTGGTGATTTAGAAAAGTTGTTCTACCTTTGTGGTGTGGAAGCAATGTTGCTGACCCATCATATCAGAAAGAAATAGAATGACTATTGTAGAAAGCCTGCTCGGCAGAAAGAGCAAGAATGAGACAGCACTTGTGTGCAACAAGAGTGGAAAGGATTTAGTTCTTTTCAGCTAACACCCTTACACCCGTAGAATGTTTAACCTACCAAACAACTAGAAATCATGTTAGGCTTTATCGGTGATGTAGTCCACTCAGTATCGTACTACGTTGGTTTAGATTCTTACTCACAGCTTGTGTTCTTCGGTCTGTGTGTCCTTATAGCTCCGCTGTTCTTCAAGATACTCTACCATGTGCTTGGGGACGCTGTAAAGATTGGGTGTGTATTCCTTTTCTTCCTTATAGTAGGAGCCATCTTCTTCTTCCTAGTGATATTCGTAATCTTACCTATCTTAGGTGCTATCTTCGGTTGGTGATATTATGTTACTCGGACTACTTGCCCCACTATTCATCATTGCTATCATAGCAGGGGCGTTTCACTTTCTGGAGAACGGAGGGTTCAAAGCCTCGAGTGTGGATAGACAGCTGCGAGACCTGTTCCCTAATGATGGAAGCGGGTTCATGGAGAGGGAGGTGAACATCGACTTAGAGCGTAAGTACTTGAAACAGCAGAGGGACCCTAAGTATGCAGATGCTGTGACGCAGTACAGAAAAGACAGACAGGAGATTATAGATAAGCTAGGACCTGAAGAGACTAAGTCCATCAGCAATCTGTTCAAGGGGAAGAAAGAGAGGATTGCTATTGCTATCCTCGTTATCGTTACCCTACTCGCATATATAATAACTCGCTAAACAAACAACTATGTCAGAGAAAGAACTAACGGATATGTTAGATGAGACCATCGGGAGCGTTGAGACACCTGAGTGCTACGCCATCAAACAAACAGAACATGGGAGAGTTCACTGCCCAATTACCAGAGAAGCCTATGAAGAGCTTTGTCTCAGGATAGAGCGAAATGAATCCCTCCCAGATTCCATCTCGGATGTGTACGACACCCGAGGGCTTATGAGCTAGAGAGCGTTACTCTGTCGGTAGAACCAGTTCTCCAGGATGCTGTCGCCTTCCACGAAGGTGATGTTCACAGCACCCATCACCCCTTTAGGAATATCTCCTAGAGGGGTGTTTGTATATGTCACCCCAGAGGAGGAGGTGAACCCTCCCTTTATAAGTGGTAGAATATCCCTGACGGAGATTTCGTTACCTAGGGCTGTCTTGGTTGTTCGAGAGAGAACTATATCCCCATCCAGGCCTATCCCTTCCTTGATGGTCTTTAGGTCTTCGTTGGAGTAGAGGGCGTTGTTACGAGGGTCACCGATGAACGAGACACGTACGCTATCTACCCCTGACACATCTTCGCAGAGACGAACGATGTCGGACTGTGGAACCCTGTCTCTACGTGTTAGGTTAAGAAAGTAGTTGGATAGGGAAGAGAGAATGCTATCCCTGATTGCATCCTCGCTCTTATCCTCCCACTTGCGTATGCTGATGTTGATAGCAAACCTTGCAACCCTTGGTTGGAGGATTTTATTTTCTATGGTGATGACCCTCTGACCGCTCTCTTCGATGAGGTCGAGGATTGCCCTCTGCTCATCGTCGGAAAGGATGAAGAGGTTCTCTGGTGCGGTGAAGTAGTTGTATGAACCTATCCTCTTTTTGATGTCAGGGATAAGGAAGAGGTAGATGGTGTTGTCATCCAGCTGGGCATTCATCAGCCTCTGCTGGAGTCCTTTCATCTTCAGGGCTAGTCCTCTGAGGATTTCCTTCTCTTTCTCAACCCTATCTACACTCCCTGCCTGCTCTGCGTCTACGAGGTAGGACTTATGCTCATCAATCTCCCTCTGTAAATCTCGCACCTCTCTTTTGATAGCTTCATCCTCGTTTGTGTTATCACCCCTGAACACATTCACGACGGAGAACATGTTCAGCCTACGTAGGAAGTACTCATAGTTGGTTTTATTGGCTAGGACCATAGCCCGAGAGGCATGGGGGGCAATGACACGTGTGAGAGCCATATCCTCTGGTGCTTCCCCTAGGGCTATATCCCCTAGAGCTGAGACGGATATGTATTTATTCAAATCCACAGATTCTTTGTTCATCAACCCTTCTGTCTTTATCGTCCAGTTCCGTGGGTTCGCTCCAATCGTCTTAGAGAGGTTCCCCATGCTCCCACTAGCTAGGAGGTACTCAATCATGACAGATGCCCCCTTAGGTGGAATAGCTCCGTTGTCCCCATTCCCGAAGAATACATCCACGCCTCCTAGCATCCCTGTACGTACGATACAGCTCTTCTCGTCTTGGAGCATATCTAAGAGAGACGTTTTGTTTTCGTATAGTTCCCCATTCACAAACACCCTTACGAGGTATTCGTCGATGAAAGCTGTACCCTTAGATGTGAAGTTGTAGCTCTGGAGTGCTTCACCGTCTGCTGTCCCCTGCTGGTATTCTATACTTCCCTGAACGATTGAGACGTCTACATACGCACCGTGCATCAGTGGAATAGAGGCTTGTTCAGCTGGCAGAAGTACGATATACGAAACACCAGATACATTACTATATATCTGAAGGAGGTTGGGAATCAGAATCTCCCCCTTGGATGTTCCGCTAGGAATCTCTTTCAGCTGTAACCTCACCTGTCCTCTGGAGGCAGACCCTCTGAATGCAGAGTGACCAGCTAGTGTCGCTAGCCCGTAAACAGAAGAGGGTCGGGAGGCTGTGGAGATGTTCAGCTCTGTGATGGAGTCCTCTATATAGTAGAGTATCATCCTACCTGTGTGGAGGATGGTCTGGAGTATCTGTGCAAAGGGGGAGGCTGGTGTGAACACCTGCCCATGTTCGTTATATAGATTCGACATATAGGTGCGGACATCACTCCACATATCCTTAAACCGAACCTTCATTCCACTGATGACACCTTGTTCCTTAGATTCCTTCGCCACGTCTTTTCTGTATTTGATGTTTGTATATTTAATTCTAAAACTCTATCTTTGTGGTATAAAATGACTGATAAGAGGTTATGGTATTCAAGTACAAAAACTTTGGAATAAGCGTTCATTGCGATAAAGAGGATGGTGAGATTTACGTCCTTATCAAAGAGATAGAGAGAGCTGGAGGCAGACGCTTCAACGATTGGGTGAAGTACACAACCAACGTCCTGCACTTCTTCTCTGGGATGAACGCAGACAAGAACAACAGCTACTACCTCCACTACGGAACGCACAACGAGAGGTTCGGGTGCTGGGCAAGGTTGGAGTTCGCTCTCGCCTATGCTAAGTGGTGTTCTCCAGAGTTGGGTATGCTCCTGAAGCAATACACCGAAGGGCTGTGTATATCCAACCTGCTTGACGACTCTAAGCTCCTGAAGTATGTCTTTAGCCTACACCACGACAACAGAATCTACCTAGACATCTACGAAGAGGATGGGCAGTTCTTCCTTGTCGCAGGTCAGGTGGCAAAGATGATTGGCGTCTCCAAAGCCAGTAACATGGTCAGGGGGCTAGGGAAAGAAGAAAGGATGAGCAGGACCATCACCCACAAGGGACAGAGACGCTCTATACTGTTTGTGTCACTAAAGGGTGTTGTACACCTCATGCAAAATCATAAGGATAAGGATTTTAGGGATACCTCTATCAAGATGCTCCACGAAGAGTTCTCCGCAGTCCTTTACAGTAAAGGTCTCGAACACCTTCACAACTCAACCATCCCATTCATACACGACTATTCTTACCGACATTAATATGAACATTACATCAGAGGAAGGAGTTACACTCCTATCCAAATCCTGTTTAGAAGAACAGAACGGAAACAAACTAGCCCAAGTCATTCAATCAGCCAATGTGGAAGGGGCTAGCTTTAGCATATACGGAACCTTCGACCAACCCTTATTCCTTGCCAAGGAAGTAGCAAGTATTATCTCTCATTCAGACGTATCGACAATGATGCGCTCCGTTGATGAAGACGAGAAGCTGAGACAAACAATGTTTGTATCAGGTCAGAATAGGGAAGTCTGGATGCTGACAGAGTATGGGTTGTACGAAGTCCTGATGCAGAGTAGGAAGCCTATCGCTAAAGCCTTCAAGAAAGAGGTGAAGGCAATCCTTCGAGAGATTCGCACCAATGGTGGGTATATCTCCATCAAGGAAGATGACACCCCAGAGCTTATCATGGCAAGGGCTGTGATGGTGGCACAGGCGACCATCAGCAGACACGAGGAGGAGATACGTAGGCTAAAGCCAAAAGCCGAATATACAGACAGGGTTCTCCAGAGCGACAACACCTACACCATGACACAGATGGCTAAGGAGCTTGGCTTCCGTTCTGTGGGTGCATTTATGGTTGTCCTAAAGAACAAGAGAATTGCATTTAAGCAGAGCGGGCAGTGGATGCTCTACTCCAACCATAGCTCAAGAGGATATACCAAAACAAAGACCTCGCACTTCACTCATTCAGACGGGAGAGTTGGGACAAATACCTACACCACATGGACGGAGAAAGGTAGAATGTTCCTTCACGAAATATTTGACAGAGAAGATGAGGAGCAATAGATGGGATGAGCCACCCTCGTCCATGGAACGCAACATGGGTGATTTAATGCACTACCTCAGGTTAGCTGTTTCTCATTCAAGAGGACTTGGCAAACTCCTAGATGATAACGCCGCTAAAGAGAAAAACGAGGGTGTAACAAATCTCATAGAGCATTGTCTAGAACTGACAGAAATGATTGGAGAAGACATGACGGAAATGTTAAACGAGAGCTTCTTTCTCATAGACAACGACAAATAAAAACGATGCTTACCAAAGAGGATGTAAAGAAACACGTAGAGAGCCACCCTATGGAGTGGGTAATGGATGAACCCTGCGGCCGATTCGCAACACATAGAGCTTCTTTCGCTCTTGTAGAGTATGGTGATGAGGGTATGTTCTATCGGTACGATATAGGGATTGGGAAGCCCGAGCACAAATGGTGTCATCTAGAGGTGCAAGTCTGCACTTCAGACGCATATGCTTCACGGGAAGTTGCTAGGGCAACAGGATTTGTACCTCCTCTTGAGGACATGAAGAGGATAGCAGAGGAGCATCGTATAGATACCATCTGTCGCATGCTAGGAATTAAAGACTAAGGGGATGGAGAAAAAGCCTTTGGTTGTCCTCTCCCTCTTTGACGGGATGAGCTGTGGACAGATTGCGCTTAGGGATATGGGTGTTCCCATCGCCAAGGTGTATGCCAGCGAGATAGACAAGCGCGCCATCAAACAGACGCAGCTCAACTTCCCAGAAACCATCCAGCTAGGAGATGTAGAGAAGTGGAGAGAGTGGAATATAGAATGGGGGGGGGTAGACTTGATTCTTGCAGGTTCTCCTTGCCAAGGATTCTCTCTAGCTGGGAAGATGCTCGGTCATGACGACCCAAGAAGTAAACTCTACTGGGTGTTCCTTGACATTCTGCGACATGTTCAGACACACAATCCAAACGTCAAGTTTCTTCTCGAGAATGTACGTATGCGACCTGATGACGAGAGACAAATCAATGAGAGTTTAGGGCTTATGCCCGTTATGATTAACTCCTCTCTTGTATCTGCGCAGAACCGTGTGAGGTTGTATTGGACAAATATCCGAACCCGTCAAGAAGGTTTGTTTGGAGAGACATACACAGACATCACCCAGCCAGATGATAGTGGCATCCTCATCCAAGACATCCTTGAGGATAGCGTAGATGAAAAGTATTTCCTATCACCCATAGTTTGGTCTAGACATCAAATTCCAAACGACGCTGAATACCGTGACGATTATGAGGTTATCAAGCTAGACAAAAAACTCAAACCCAAACCTTCACAGGGAAATGCTTCTTGCCTAACAGCTGGAGGGCACAGTGGAGGCAATCACTCGGATATGGATGTCCTTGCCGTCCGTGACCCGTGGGTCTCTAAGAACCTGAGAGGGATGGATGACAAAGCCTGTTCACTGCTTTCCTGTTCATACAAAGGTGCAAGGGCAAACGGCATGACCATCGTCTCCTATCCATGTGTTGAGGAAGCTAAGGTCTGTGCCATGCGAGGACGGGGAGATAGTAACGAACAGACAATAGAGGTTCGACCAGACTCAAAGAGCAACACCCTCACCTCCGTAACCAAGGACAATCTTGTTATCCCAGACACTAGGCCGAATGGGATGCCAGTCGTACTTGCAGTCGGCTCTCTGAGGTTCTTTGGAGAAACAGAGTTCCGCACAATGAAGACAATGAAGTCACCATGCTTAAACGCTCAGCAACGTGAAGATGGTAACAACCAAACTGTAGTTGAGTTGGAGGTAGGTACATGGCGAACTCACAAAGTGGATGGAGGTTTCAGAGAAATGGCAGGCGACAAAAGCCCCTGTATCCCCGCCCGTGCAAGAAACGACGGGAGCGGTCAGCCGTGTGTGAAAATAGACAGACTTCTCAGAAGGCTTACACCCACCGAGTGTGCACGCCTTCAAACCATCCCTGAATGGTATAAGTGGGAATGCTCCGACACGCAAGCCTACAAGATGCTAGGCAACGGTTGGACCGTAGAGGTCATCAAACATATCCTTTCATTCCTATAACAAGAGCAAGAATAAAGATGAACTATTACGAAACAGCAAAGGAAGTACACGCTAACTCCGTGGCTAAAGGCTTCTGGGACAAGAAGCTCAGTGATGAGCATTGCTTTATGCTCGTAATCACCGAACTCACTGAAGCAGTTGAGGCGCATCGAATAGGGCGGACGGCTTCCATCCCAGAGAATATAGAGAGCTTTCCTGACAAAGCCTTCATCCCTTCCTTCAAGTCATACATAAAGGATACCGTGGGAGATGAGCTGGCAGACACCGCAATACGATTGCTTGACATCTACGGACATCTCATTGTGGAGGACTCAAAGACCATAGACATCGCTAAGGACGTAGATGAAAACTATAAGCTATTGATAGGATTTGATGATAGGAGTTTCGTTGAATGGATATACGAAACTGTACGATACATGTGTGAGAGCATAGATTTGTATCCATCCATAGATAAAGTCTACGAAGGTCTATGTCGCCTCAGGAATATAGCCGAACGTCTCGGTATTGACCTAGAACGGCACATCCGCCTAAAGATGCGCTACAACGCTACTCGCCCACAACTACACGGAAAGAAATACTAAGATGAAAAAGATAAAAATATTCCTGCTTGCCTTGATAGGCGCAGTGGCCGTTTCCTGCAACGGACCAGACTATTACACGGGAGTTATTATTAAAAAGAGATTCATACCTAGGGGTTACAAAGACTGGTATGAAATTGTGCTTATGTCTGACGATGGCAAGCACACCATAACCGTCGATGAAACTACCTACCATAAGTACAACATCGGAGATACAGCCACTATCGAAAACCCAAAGTGGTTCTAATCAAAGAACATAAAATAATATGACACGAAACGATATTGCAATAAGCCTAAAGCCTCTGAAGTGGGAGGAGGATGAACTAGACAATGGCACACCTGTCCTTACAGCTGACTACGACGTGTACGAAGCCTATATCAAGGAGAATGGAAATGGCACTGTAACCCTAACCATCTTCTATATAGGTAACCTAGAAGAACCAAAAATCAAATATACAAGGCTTACGATGGAGGAAGCGAAGGACATAACTCGCCTGCTCCAAGTGGATAGTTTTTGTGAATATTTTAACCTAGACAACCAGATATAGCTATGGGGACTCGAGGAGTGAGGCGAAAGAAAGGTGAGGCGGTGGAAGACCCTAGCGACAAGTGGGTGGAAATAAAGCCAACACCTCCTCTCCCTAGACACCATCATGATATGTGCCTTGCCGTTGCTAAGATTATCTGCAAGAAGGGGGTAGGCAAGTCTATTCTCCCTATGCCCATCATAGCAGTAGAACTTAGCTCCATCACCACAGGAACAGTAGAATCCCCAGACATCATCGCCTTCCATCAGAACATAAGTGATAGTTCATGCATCGTCTTTGAGATTAAACTCTCACGTTCAGACTTCAAGGCTGACTTCAGGAAAGAATGTCGTCTATCTGGTAGTGGCATGGGCGTTAGGCGTTACTACGTAGTTCCAACTGGACTGGTAGGTGTAACAGAAGAGTTGAACGGATGGGGGCTCATCTACTTTGATGGGAAGAAACTAGAGTTAGTCAAGGAGAGCCGTCTCTACGATAACACGGAGAGGCATACCTTCGGAGAGACAAACACCCTAATCAACCTAATCAAACGAGGGGTCAAATGGAGCTCCGTGTTTGACAACGATGATTTCAAGACATGGTAAAGGACAAAGACCAAGTATATTCTGGATATAACGAAGACGGAGAACTCATCACAGGCATACCCTGTGCAACACCAACAGGAGGTTGGTGTATCATCCGAATCAAGGACGATGGGGCATTGTCTATCGAACCAGTAGACAAAATCTGTAAGCAAAACGAATTAGAACAACATCAAACAACACAGCGTCATGCGAAAAGCTAAAATATCAACAATCAGACTTTTGTCGAGGTCCTATTCAGAGCTACAAAAGGTTCGTGTATATTCCATGACGAAAATGGATTATTACGAGTTCATGGAGTGGGGAACACCTGAAGAGGGTGATGGAGACACTGAAGGGTATTTGATTGAATATGTAAACGGAGGTGAACCAAACGTAGAAGGGTTTAATGGTCCGATAGACTGGATTTCCGAGGAGGAGTTCGAGAAGCACTACGGATTAGATTATTCCCTTGAGGATAATCTGTACGTCGAGCTAGAACAGCTAAGAGAGAAAATAGAAAGGGTTACAGATAGACTAAAGTACTGCGACCTAGTAAAAGACCAAGATGACCCTTATTACAAACTCACGATGCAACAGCTATGCTACATGAAGCTATACGAGGATGCTCTTCGTGAACGCCTGAAGCTGGTCACAGACGATAAGGCTGAGTGTAAAATATACGGAGATGTTAAGCTCTACAAGACACGAGAAGTGATAGCTGTTCAGTGGACAGGCAAGAACAGGAGTGAAGTTTGGAGGTTCCTACGAGTAGTGCGGGATAAAAGTAGGTGCACACTTCGTTATTACATTCAGTCTAATAACGACAGAGTCTTAGAGCTTCGTCCCATTGGTTGCTCTCCAGCACATCCAATCACAGTGCATGCTTCGCAGTTTGTGGTTTACGATGAGCTAAGTAATCAGGTTATTGTGATGAGCAAAGAGAAGTTCTCTACGGCATACCAGTCAGGTGAGGAAAATGATTAACATCGCTATGTTATGAAAAGAAAGGACATCAAGAAGATACTCAAACCACTTCGGTGGGAGCACATAGGCATCACAAAGACCTCAAGTGTCGAGAAGGATGTACATGTAGCTGAAGTTGCAGACCTAGAGGATTCTTTCTGCATGTACTACACCATCAATGAATACCTAGAGGTTTACGGCAAGAAGAACATGGGTTTTGAACTAAACATGACCTTTGCTGGTGATGACATCTCTAGGTATATGACTCCTCCTGTGGATGGGTATATCTGCAATGGCGACTCTATTGAAGAGTTAAAGACTAAGGCTGAGGAGCATAGGCTATCGTTGGTCTGTGGTATATTAGGAATTAAAGATTAGGGCTATGCTAGACCTCAAGAAACTCAGCATCGTATGGGTTGCTATGTGCATAGCTTCCTCTATTTCGATAGCTCTATGTATATCCTTCCGTAAGGATATTAGCATGGTTGGGTTATGCTCCTGTGTAGCCCTTTGCATAGCCACGATGCTCCTAGGTGCTTTTATCTTGATAGGGAAGACAATCATATCAACAGAGAGAAACATAGACTCTTCTAGGCTATCCATGAAACAGAGAGTCCAGATAGCATATGAACTGGTCACAAATGACTTACACCTTTTCTTCCGAGAGGTTGAACCTGAGGGAGATGAAGAGGAACGCCATGAATCAGTAACGTCATTTGGAAACTTTGTTATAACAAAAGACAAGGACGGATGGCACCTCTATGACCCTATTGGGAAAGAGACGAAAACCATAGAAGATATGGAAGAAGGAGAGGAGTTGGCTGAATCGAAATTCAGGAAAGCCCTAGGTGATTGTTTTAGAATATCAATAGACTAAAGATATGTCAGCATTAGAAGTCCAGATAGGCGGCGAGCACTACAAGAGTAGCTACCAGCCTATAGAGTTCATCGTTAAGCATAAGCTGCCGAAGATAGAAGGTGATGTCGTTAAGTACGTCACCAGACATCGCAAGAAGAATGGGGTGGAGGACCTCAAGAAGGCACTGCACTACATTGAGCTAGGTGAACAGCTAGGGCATGTGTGGCAGTCCAGTGAGGAGGAGTCTGTTGTGTACGAAGATGCACATAGGTACGCCAAGGAGAACGACCTTAACAATAGCGAACTTACTATCATCCTAGCTTGTCTCGCTGGAGATAAGTTCAGAGCCAAGGAGAGACTTAGCTACCTCATAAGGAACTACGAGACATTCTACTAGTAACTATATAACAAAAACAAAGAAGGGGAGAAATAATCTCCCCTTCTCCTTCTTATATAAGCAATCAACTCCCAACCTTAGCTTTCATCTCTTCGGTTGAATTCTCTTCATAACCTTCTAACTCCTTAGGGTCATATGCCTTCCAGTCTATCCGTTCTCTCCGCTCCCAGTACTTTGCCTTGGCATTAGATACATGCCTGTTGCAAGTGAGGAAGAAGTGCGCCATCTGTCGCATGGTTGTGAAGGTGTACAGATACTCATCAGAAGCGTCTTTCCCGAGGAAGATACTCTGGGGTAAGTGGCTACCTTCTGAGTTCTTCGCCATAAGGTAGCTCATCCCCCATTCCAGCATATTATCCAGTGTGAGGTGCACCGTTCTCTTCACCTTCTTCTCATCAAGGGTGGTATAGGTTAGACCGTATTCAATCTCATCTTCCATCTCCTCGAAGAAAGGGTCGGTGACGAGCTTCACGAGTTCTAGGAACGTAGGTTTATGGTCTAGGGTCATTTCCGTGTAGGTATATGTCCCATCCTCTTTCCTCTCCACCCCTGAGTGCAAGACCCAGTGGTCGTTCATTGGGTCTTGCAGGTAGTAGAGCTTCCCCTCTTCTGTATAGGGGTTACCAGTTAAAGTTATAATAGTTTTCATCCTTGATAAACTTGTATTGTTCCTTAGCTTGGAATTGAGAGAGAGAAGCGCAGTACTCAATCTTCCCCTTGAAGATAGGCACGTACATCTTCCTCGTATAAGGGTCGGAGTCTGCTATGATACCAGCGGAGAAGGTTGCACCCATCCATGCCGTTTCTCCAGACGTCCACCCTGCGAAGTTCCTGTGGTTCCCTATCTGGAGGACGGTGTCTCCATGGAGTTGGAACTCATGGCCAAACATCACCATGGATGCTCCGTTTGTCATGGGGGTGATGCCTTCGTCTATGCTCCTAGGAAGAAGGTCCATGACCTTCCCGCCGATAGGGCAGAC